CTTCCATTCGTAATCAATTAAACCATAATTTTTTGAATTGGGAAATTTACTTTTTAGGTCCCTCGTCAATTTTTTACCACGATTTAATGCGTCAATAGAGAGAGCCATAGTTTCGCCATTATGCGATACTTCTATGCCACCCTCTTTAATACCTTGTTCAACGACATAATCCCTAATGGAAATTAAATGCCCTTGCCAAAGTTTCTTAATTAGGACTTTTTTCATAATCCTCCTTACAAGTTCTTTGATAATTCCCTTTCATTAACGACTTTAGTTCGTAAGTCATTTCTAAAAGCTTTATAGGTTTCGTACCGAACTTTAGCACGATTCCTTTCTTTAAGAACATTCGCATATTGTATGTCGAACTCCTTAAACCTGTCATCTGCATAAATATATGCATTTAATTCTGTTATATTTTTGTATTGTTTAAATTTATATTTTGCGGTTAATTCACCAATAAGAGTTTTTTCAGTTCGTTTTAAAATTTCCAACGCAGTATCTGAATCTGCAAACTCCAAACCTAATTCTTCCTCTTTAACGGATAAAATATTAGGATCAAATTGCACTTGATAAATACCTGTCATTTTCTTTTCCTCTCTTTTTTAATTCTATATTTTTTAAAATTACTCCCAATGGGTATTTTTTTTGTCTTGCCTTTGTATTTAATAAAATTTTCTTCGTAAGGTATGTTAAAAAACTCCTTAAAATTTCGTAATTCTCCTTGTAATTTCCTTATGGATTTTTGTTTTAAAGAAATTTTTTCTTTTAATTTATCCAATTCATCAGTTAATTTATTATAATTTTCTTTGGATATGATTTTAAATTTTGGAATTTTCATTAATCCTCCTTTTTAAAAATTCTTTTAATTTATTATTAAATTCCTTATCTTTATCTGTTTTTATATGACAATCCCTGCATAGTGGGATTAAGTTATAAATGTTATCTTTGATCTTTTTAGGATCGCCACCTAGACCACGACCACTTATATGATGAATATCTACTGCTGGGCGCATAAAACACCCCCAACATTCAGGTAAATCCTGTCCTCCATATTTCCAATATTTAAAAAAAATTTTAGTGTGTCTTTTCATTAAATATTAGAAATAAGGGGGGTAATTAACCCCCCATATCTTTATTTTAATTTGTTCCAAGCAATAACTGCATTGGCAGTCAATTTTTCAATTTCTTCAACTGTAAAATGACCACTACCCATAGAACGACCAACCACACCTGTTACGAAAATATCTCGCCTAGATTGATCTGGTCTATCCATACCATTGCTGGTAGATTGGATATTATTACTTGATTGGGTATTATTACTTGTTTGATTATCAACTTTTACATTTTTAACATTGACATAGGGATTACCCTTTGCACTAGTTTTATGATTTATTTCCTCATAAGAAATATTATCGCCAATATTTGCAGAGATTTGCTCTCTAACATATAATTGTTGACCATTAACAAGTATTATAGAAAAATTAGGATTTCCATTTTCGGAATTATCCCAAAGTTTATCTATTTTTCCATTTGTCATAAACCCTCCTTAAGATTTATTATTATTATTAACCGAGGACACTATATCCTCTACCCTCCAAACATTTATCAACCATATCTTTATCGGTTTTTAGTTTGGGGGATATCCATAGCACACGCCATCTAAAGGCATTATATACCTTTTTTGAGGCATTTAATACTTCATTTGTATTATCATCTGCTATGTCTTTGCAAGTATAGAGGTCATCGTGGAATCTCTCCATATCGCCATCTATATTCGCAGAACTTTTACCCCTAGAGTCAACGACAGGAGTATAAGAGCAACCAACCAAGAACAAACTAACAAAACAGGCAACAACAATAGCAATAAATAATATTGTATTACTGTGATCCTTTTTCTTGTATCCTTTGGATCTAATCGGCTGTTTTGTTCTAGGACACCACCCAATAATGGGAGGTGTCACAAGTTTTCCATAAGGAAAGTATTTATGCTTTTTTCCATATTTGAATCGAAACATAATTACCTCGACATAAATTTTTGCCATTGTGGACTACGCATAAATATTAAAACCTTATCCTTGTTCTTTTCAGCAAGGTTATGGTATTTAGTATTTTCCTTGTAATCATACAATTCTGGGTGTGTAGCCCAATGAGTTAAAGTATTATAGAACGCCCATAAGGTCGTTCCTAATTCATTACTTTCAACATCAAATTGTTCCAACAACCAACCAAGCAATTTTTGATTATGGTTTCGTTCATTTTTTTTAGTAGGTTTTCTTTTGCAAATGGTTTCTCTCAAAGCCATTTCAATTTCAGATTTGGAAATGGATTTATTTCCCATAGAATTAAAATAAGGTTCCATTTCAAAAAATCTTTCAGTAGATATTTTAAAAATATTTACCAGATTTTCAATCTCAAAACCAACTGTATGACGAAACTTAAATATTAATTGCCACATTGGAGACACCATACCATTCGCACAAGACAAACGACTTGGTGTTCCATCAGTTATAGTTGACCAACTTCCATTCAGAGAGGTTGAACAACTTTGACGAAAGTTAACAATGTCGCCAACTTTTGGCTCTATTGTTAGGTCTTTCCAAGTTACATCTCTTCTAAATTTCCTTACTCCTTCGAAAAAATAGTCCTTAACTTCAAAATCGCCTTTATTTAAAAGTCCAGATTGCTCTAAACCTTCGGCTTGTTTTTCTGCTAATTCCCAATAATTCACAGGGTAATATCGACCACCCACAGTAGAGATATATTCTTTCGTATCTTCACGAACTAACATTACTCGATCTTCTGATGGAACGTCGATAATATTATCATTAACTAGACCATTTGATGTGTCTAGAATGCCTAATAAATCAATTTTTTCCACATTAAATTTCAAATGCTCTACCGATAGGTTATTTTCTTGAGTTTTGACTAACATAATAGTCCTCCTTTTATATATTTCTGTTTCGTTCTTCTTTGAACTCATCAGGCAAGTAAATAACTTGCGACAGGGGGGATAAACCCCCCATATTTTATTTTTTTACTATTTTGCTTTTTAGGACTATATCGCCTTTATAATCATAAACGGCGGTTGTTTTATCTAAAAAGAATATTTTGATATTCAAATTAAAAATATCTATTTTAAAATTTTTAATAGCTTTTTTTTCTACTAAATGTTTTAATATATTTTTTATCATTCAATACTCCTTACAATATAATTTGGCGCCTATTTCACAAAGACCATTGTAATATTGTTCACTTAAATGGTCGCTTGAATACCAATGACCAAATTCGTGAATAATAAGTTCAATGATTTTTTGCTTATTGCCTAATAAATTAAACCACTTTTTACCCAATGCTTTATAAGAAAATTGTAAGTCTCCTTTTCCATAGGTGGCTAATACACCATTACCATTATGAATTTTTACTGAACATTCAGTATTAAAAAGATATAAATGCAATTCTTTAGCTAATTTAATTATCTCTTTCATACCAGCAGTTAATTCATCATCAGTTAATGATATAGCTCCACTTTTCAAATCAGGTGATTTATATTTTCCTATTTGTCCACTTGGTAAAGCCAAATTATTATATGTAGTTCGTGCTTCACGAATATTTTCCCAAGCATTTTTATTAAAAGCACCGCCTGTGACAACATTAATATCATCGGCAAATGCCTTTTTATTTGCTTCGGAATCACTCATATCAAACACGACTGCATCTTCGCCATAACGACCATCAAGAACATCCTTAACAGCTTTATGGGTTGATTTTTCCATACCTTCAGATACCCAATTAGCTTTTAACTGCTCTTTGGATAATTCTGAGGATACTTGGTCAAGGACAACTGTATTTAATTTTTTCAAATATGCTGGTTTGACATTATCCCTATCTTTATTTAATGGAATTTTTTGATTCACATTAACAAGATAAGGAATATCAAGTTCAACTACAGGAATCCCTAATTCATAGATACAACCCACGCCATTAGTGGATTTAAACAACTCAATGTTGGTTTTCCTAGAAGTATTAACTAGGTTGCCCTCATTATCTGTTGTTATGCTCGGCAAAGTTTCTTCAAAATTGTGCAATAGCTGGGGTCTTTCAACCTTTATGCTATTAACTAAATAATTTATTCCGATAGGTGGAATTATTTTACGAGAATGTATTCTTATAAATTTCCAATCATTTCGTTTTAATTTTTTAGTGAAACCAGAAAAGATTGTTCCTCGTTCAATTTTTTCACTGCTTTTCTTACGAGTTCCATCTTTTAAGAATTTCACACAACCTTTAGTTGAAGTGATCTTTGCGTGGTCAAACATTGATAAAACAAATTTCTCGCCAATGTTGAATCTGCCTCTTAAATTAGGATTTGATTTTTTATAAGAGGGTGCAAACATAGTGTAGGCATCTCTTAAATCTTTAAATCCCTCTTCTGAATCATCATAAATACTAATATTGTAGCCCTTTATATTTCGGCTAAAAATAATATTAATTCTTGATGTTTTTTCATCAAAAGCGTTAGAGACAAGCTCATTAACAATAAATGTCTTATCTTTGTTATTCTGTATTTGTTGCAGACCTTTTTTGTCTACCTCAAACCACGAGTTTTTCATAAACTCCTCCTTTTTTATTATTATAGGCTAACTTCATCAGTATAACTTGCCTAAGGTTATAGACTAGGGAGTAAATCCCTAGTTTCGTATTTATTTAATTGGTAATTCTTTTTTCAACAGAGGATAAAATTTCATTTTCCTTTGCTTGAGTTTCTTTTTTAATAATTTCATCAATTATTTGAAGAATTTTATTAATTTTCCAATTGATAAATTTATCATCGTGAATAGAACTCCCAATTAGTTCCCAAGAGCCATATTCATTTGTGCAATTACTCCAACAAATTTTTTCGGATTTATAATCAAGTGTTATAGTCCAATTTCTATAATGTGTTGTTGAATTAAAAGTATTTTTATTAGTCATTATTCCTCCTTAAGGAATTATTATTATTAGCTGTTTCGTCTTAATTTTCAAAGACTCATTCAGAGCGATTTACTTTATCGCTGACAGTTAGTTAAAATAGGAAAGGGGGGATATTGTTATCCCCCATTAATTTATTTAGTTACTTCTTGTTCAACTATTTCATCAGCTATTTCACGAATTGGATTCGCCAATGCTTTATGAATTGATATAGCAAATTTTTTAAAATCTTTATCTTTTTGAAAAGGTGTAAATTTACTACGATACATAAGCCAAGAACGATTAAAATATGTTTTGAATGTTTTATGTGAATGTCTTTGTACCCAAAAACCAAATAAAGTTTTTACAAAATCGTGTCTTGTTAGTTTGTTTAAATAATTATCTAATTCATCAGGTAAAAAAGGAGTTGAAATTTCTGCAAAAGATTTTGTTTTTTCATTGTTATCAAAATATTTTTGCAATGTTTTTTCAATTTCTTTTCTGTGTTTTACAGGAAGTTTTAGATTTTTTATTAATGGTACTTGTGTAGTCATAATGTCCTCCTTAAGGATTATTATTATTATTATTCTGTTTCATACTTTTGTAATCATCAGTAGCGACACACATCGCTAAACAGAGGGGGTATTTCTACCCCCATATAATTATTCGGAATGTAATTGATCAAACTCTATTTTTTGGATACATTCATTCGCAAATTCGATCCAAAGATGTTTTTTACTATATTCTTTCCAAATAGTTTTTTTATTTAAAATATCGGAAACAATTTTAGTTTGTTTTTCATAAAGAAAATGAATTACAACAACTGTAATAGAGTTTTCCATAGATTCTTTTAAATTATTACTCATTAAATTTAGTAAATTTATAATATGTTTAGAATCAGACATTTTTTCTCCTTATTATTATTATTATTTGTTTCGACCAAGTAGGTCTCGTCAGTTTAGCTTAATTGCTAAAAACAAAAGGAGGAGGATTAAACAAGCAAACCTTATAAAAAGGATTTTAATTGCCTTGCCACTTACGATAAATTTATATTTATTTACCAAGAGGTGAGTGGATTATTTATCCTCCCTAAATGAATTTTGGACACCCATTTATTAGCCGACTGGGAAGTTGGAAATCAAATCAGGTAGAAAATATCTAGACTAAATTTGTAACCCAAACCCGAGAACCTAATATTACGGTAGTAAAAAAGAAATTTGCCAAAGGTAACTGACCCAACATTACAATGCTTGCGCCAACCCAAAAAGTGGGATTGGATATTCCCCTTTGGATTTCTAATTTTTCCCTATAATCTGGGGTTCTTGGATTTTTTATCATTATTTATATTAAAAGAATGGGAGGTAAATTAAACAACTATCTATATAAAGAAAGCAAGGGAACCCAACGGTTTCCAATGAATTTTGTTGTGTTCCTAATGGATTCCGAATCTATATAAATTTACCTATGTTATTTTTAAATCTGTAAACTGAAACAAAAAAAACTCGGTTTACATATTGCCTTGATATTTTTTAATTTAAGATTAATATTCAATTTTTATATAGTAGCAATCCTCCTTCATAAATAAATTGCTACATTGGGCAGGGGATTTGATCTGGGAATTTTTATCATAATAATCTATTCTCTGCCCATTTATGCACAAAGAGATAGATATACAGATCGCCTGTAATAGTCTTTTAGATGATTTAAGTTCTCAGTATAAATTTAGGCATTTCCATTGTCCTAATGAGGGTAAAAGAAGCCCACAGTATCAAATTAAGCTACGAAAAATGGGGTTAAAAAAGGGGTGTCCTGATTTTATTATTGAATATCCAGAGGGTAGGTTAATTTATGTGGAATTAAAAACATCAAAGGGTAAATTAAGTGAATCCCAAAAATTATGGAAAGTTAAAAGTACTATTTTTAAAACCCCTCATTTTGTTATACAAGGGAATTTAAAAGAATGTTTGGAACATCTAGCAAAAGTAATTGTGCAATATGCCCCAAGTCGTAACTGTAAGTAGCCATCCTATTTCAATCCCAGATAATTCTTTTGAACAGGATATATTTATAGGTTTGTGGCGCAAGGCACAAGATTTGGCAGTCCATTATATTGTTTCCACCGAAAAGGATCGGAAGAGAAATATAAATTATGTGATTGATGATTCAACTATTTATTTTTTTTATAAATTAAGGAGGCAAAATGCCACAACTAAAAAACGGATATATAAAAATCAATAGAGCATTATTATATCATCCCTCTTTGACAAAACATAATAGGAGTTTCTGTGAAATAGGTGCTTTTATTTGGCTATTATTAGAGGCTAGTTTTGCAGATAGGGAATATCGAATTAATAATATTATAATAAAATTAAAACGAGGACAAATTTGTTGTTCTTTAAGCTATATCGCCGAAGCTTGGAATTGGAATAAAAGTAAGGTACAGCGATTTTTTGATAAATTAATCGAAAATCAAACCATAACTACCGATACACCGACCGATACACCAGCCAATACGCCAAATGTTATTACTATCTGTAATTATGATATATACCAAGATATACCGAACAATACATCGAACAATACTAAACATAATAAATTAGATATAATTAATTATAATAAATTTAATGATTTGCTTTGGAACAAGGTAAAAATAAAAAGAGGTAGTAAAGAAAAAGCATTCAAGGCTTGGGACAAATTAAATAATAAAATAGACAATAATTTATTGGTAAATAAATTTAATGAATTAATAAATAATACAGAAGATAAAAAGTTCGTTCCTCATTTATCAACTTGGCTTAATGATAAAAGGTGGGAGGAAAATTTAGAATTTAATAAAACCAATGATAATGAATTTGGTCTTATTCAAAGAGATCCATTTCGTAATTTATCATTTTGGAAAAAAGGTCGTAAAATGCCAAATGATATAGATTCAGATATTGAAATAATGCATAAAAAAGGAGAAATATCTAACGAAGCTATGAAACAAATGGGATTTTCAATATAATTATAATTAGCCACTAGTTTTTTAGTTTTTTTTCGCTGGTGGCTTTTTTTCTTTTGTTATAAGGTAAATTTATGGAAATTGAAAAAGATAATTTAATGAAAATGTTTTTTACTGTGCAAGAGCAAGAGGGAAAATATTCTGCCTTTATTCAAATATCAGGATTTGAAACAGAAGACGAGGCGAAAATGTATTTGGCAAAGATAACGAAAAATGATAATGAACCAATATATACAGAAATACCAACGATTCATTAATGCAAATAGAATTAATAGAAACTAATAAATTAATACCCTACATTAATAATCCGAGAAAAAATCAAAATATAGACAAGGTCGCTGGTTCCATTAAGGAATTTGGTTTTCAACAGCCAATCGTTGTTGATAAGGAAATGGTCATTATTGTTGGTCATACTCGTTTCGAAGCTAGTAAAAAATTAAAAATTAAAAAAGTTCCTGTTATCATAGCCGATTTACCAGAAACAAAGGCAAAAGCATATAGGATAGCCGATAACAGATTAAATGAGGACAGTGATTGGGATTTAACTTTATTGAATTTGGAATTTAAGGAGTTAATGAATGGAAATTATGATCTTGAAAGTTTGGGATTTGATTCACGTGAAATGAAAAACCTTTTAGATGAGGAGCCAAGCGAATTTAAGGATTTAGCCGATACCCAAGAGGAATATTTTAAAAGTATTATATTCGCCTTTGATGATTTGGTGGTTTTTAATGAAACAAACAAAAAAATCGAGGAATATAGGGAAAAAAACAACCTTAATACGAAAGAGGATGCCCTTGTTAACCTATTGAAATGATAATTTATGTCAATCCAATGTGGTCAATGCAAACCATTAACTCCGACAGCAATTATGTTTTTTTAACAGAGGTAATACGAAAATTCATAGATAAATATCCTAATTATTATTTTATAATGCCATTCCCTGTTTCAACAGGATTTCGTTATTATGATGATGGCTTCTTTAGATCACAGAATGTATTGCGAATACCGATAAAATTACCACAAGGCAAAAGGCAAAATAATATGCATTTCGACAGTAATTTCGTCAGTAAAATATATGAAAACTTTGGTGTGTTTGTTGTGTGGAATCAAATACCAGAGATAGCCCCCCAATTAAAATATTTATTATCCAATTATCAATTACAACCAGCCATAATAAATCAACATCATTATATAATACATAAAACATTACCCTATCCCATTAAAACAGATTTACATTTCATTTATATGCAACTGATCGGCGACCATTTGGCGAATATTAATGTCTTTAATTCCGAATATTGCTGGAAAATGACATTGGATAACATTAAGGAATACCTACCCAACCTAGAGGATTCAATAAGCAAAAAAAAATTAATACTTAAATTTGGCTTTTTTGATGATACCTATAAAATGGGAAATGTTGAAAAATACGATAAATTTACTTTCCTATTTAACCATAGATTTCAACATTATAAGAATTGGAGGATAACATTTGAATTGTTTGATGAATTGCACAAGGAATATGATTTTCAAGTGCTGGTAACGAAAGCTGGTGGTGATAAAATAAATGTAATTAATGGCAAACCCTATGTAAGAATAAAAGATTTGCCCACACGCAAACAATATTTTGAAGAAATACAGAAATGCCATTGTAATACCTTTAATTCCCAGCACGAAACATTTTGTATTTCATTATTGGATAGTATGCATTTTGGATTATCGGTTATGGTGCCCAATAAAACAACAATGCCTGAATTATTAGGAAAGAATAATTGGCAGATATTCAACAGTGTTGAGGAACAAAAGGAGAAAATAATACAATTAATTAAAAACAAGGATTTATTAGAGAAACACGGACAAGCGAATATTATACAAGCCAACCAATTCAATGTGACGGATTATGTTGAGGAATTAAAAAAGGTGTTTGAAAAGGAAATGCCCACCCATATGTTTGATGCTATGCGAAAACATAATCAAGAGAATTTAATAAAAAAAATAGGCAATAAGAAGGAATTGAAACCTGAGGAATTAAAAAAAATGAGAGCGGAAATGGGTTTAGCCTCTCAATCAATGCCATTATTTAAGATGAATGTAATCCTACACAACCTAGGGTGGGAACAGATAATAAAAGATAATTCTAGTTTTTGGATTAAATAAAATATAACTCCTATATTTAGTAGAGGTTTAGATGGCACGACCAAAAAAATATAACATTAACATTAAGCAACTTAAAAATTTAGCGAGGTTTGGTTGCACAAATAAAGAAATGGGGGAGTTCTTTGGATGCAGTCCTGATTTAATTGGGAAGAGTTATTCCGATATTATTACAAAAGGAAGAGCCGAGATGAAATTACGATTAAGACAGCTACAATGGAAGTCAGCCGAAAGAGGAAATGTTACTATGCAAATATGGTTGGGTAAACAGATGCTGGGTCAAACAGATAGGATTGAAACAACAGAAGTGGAAAAACCATTGCCTTGGTTACACGAATGAGTTTATCAACACCCCAAAAGGAAGTCATAAATAATAAAAAAAGGTTTAGGGTATTAATATCTGGTAGGCGATTTGGTAAAACATTCGTAGCCATAAATGAATTGGCACGATTTGCTAGATATCCTAATAAAAAGGTTTGGTATGTAGCCCCCACTTATAGACAAGCCAAAAGTATTTGCTGGATGGATTTAACAGCTAAATTAAGGAAATATCATTGGGTTAAACACGTTAATAATAGTGATTTAACTGTGACATTACGCAATAATTCATTAATTTCATTACGAGGCGCTGATAACGAACAATCATTAAGGGGGGTTGGTTTAGATTTTTTAGTAATGGATGAATTTGCCGACATAGATAAGATGGCTTGGTATGAGGTATTGAGACCGACCTTATCCGATACGCAAGGACACGCATTATTCTGTGGCACTCCCAGAGGCTTTGGTAATTGGGCTTATGAATTATATAGTCAAAAGCAAAACAATTCCGAATGGGAAAGTTTTAAATATACCACAGTAGAGGGAGGACAAGTTCCTAAACAGGAAATAGATCAAGCTGAATTGGATTTAGATGAACGCACATTCCAACAGGAATATTTGGCAAGTTTTGTTAATTATGCTGGAATGATTTATTATAGTTTTGATAGAAAATTACACTTGATAGATGAATATAAAAAACAATATAGTGTATTACACATAGGTTTAGATTTTAATGTCGATCCAATGTGTGCTATTGTTTGTGTAATAGAAGATAATAAAATATTTATAATAGATGAAATACAAATATGGAGTTCCAATACGAATGAGGTTGTTGAGGAAATACAAAGGCGATATAAAATGAAAGTTAAAATTTATCCTGATCCAAGTGCAAGACAAAGAAAAACTTCTGCTGGTGGTATGACCGATTTAGCGATATTAAAAAATGCTGGGTTGGAAGTTTTCTGTCGAAACTCTGCACCACTTGTAAGAGATAGAATTAATGCAGTTAATTCAAAATTAAAAAATGCAAAAGGACAAGTCTCGTTGTATATTGTTAATTCTTGTAAGAATATGATTAAGAGTATAGAAAGACAGATATACAAAGAGGGAACACATATACCAGATAAGGACTCTGGGTATGATCATTTTAATGATGCCTTAGGCTATTTTATCGAATATTGTTTTCCTCTGCGTAGAGAGTTTAAACCAAACAAGCCTCGTAGGTGGAGTTAATGGCAATATACGATAGAGATTTTTTAACCACAAAGCACGAACTATATAAAGCTCATTTGGTTAATTGGGAATTTTATATTAGATCTTATCTTGGTGGCAGAGATTATAAAAATGGATATTACCTCCACAAATATATTCTGGAAACACCAGAGGAATACGACCAACGAGTACGATTTACTCCTGTTGATAATCATTGCCGAAATGTTGTTCAAATATATTCCAGCTTTTTATGGCGAGTTCCACCAAGTAGGGATTTTGGCTCATTAAAAGGCGATCCTCAATTAGATGAATTTATAAAGGATGCAGATTTAGATGGTAGAGAATTTAATAATATTATGCGTGAAATGCAAGTAAATGCGAGTATTTATGGCAATTGTTGGGCAATCGTGGATAAGCCACAAGTTAATACAAAAACAAGGGCAGATGAATTACAACAAGGCATACGACCTTATGTTTCAATTTATACACCAGAGAATATTGTTAATTGGCATTACTCAAGGGCATTAAGTGGAAGATTTTATTTGGATTTATTGGTTGTCGTTGAAGATATTAATATGGAAAGGGCAATAATAAAAGTATTTACACCAGAGGAAATTTCAACCTATGAAGTAAAGGATTATCATATCGCTTATGGCAAAAAAGAGGCAAAATTAATTGATGAAATAATCAATCCCATTAAGAAAATTCCAGCAGTTAATTTATATAACCAACGATCAAGTAAAAGACCAATAGGCATTAGTGATTTATCTGATGTCGCTGAACTGCAAAAATCAATTTATAATGATTATTCAGAAAAGGAACAACTGATACGATTATCCAATCACCCTAGCTTAGTTAAAACTCCCAATGTTGAGGCAAGTGCTGGCGCTGGTAGTGTCATTGAAATACCAGAGGATATGGATAGTAATTTAAAACCCTATATTATTCAACCTAGTGGACAGAATTTAGATGGCATAATGAAATGTATTCATAATAAAATTGAGGCGATTGATAGGATTGCACATATGGGTAGCGTAAGGGCAACCGAAAGCAAAGTTGCTAGTGGCATTGCCTTACAAACAGAGTTTCAACTGCTCAATGCTCGATTAAGTGAAAAGGCAGATTATTTGGAAAATGCCGAAGAGGGAATATGGTCATTATTCGCATTATGGCAAAATAAAACTTGGGATGGTGAAATAAATTATCCAGATACATTTGATATAAGGGATTGGGCTAGTGATTTACAATTCCTACAACAAGCTAAAGCAAGTGGAATTAAATCTGATACCTTTACAAAGGAAATAGATAAACAGATTGTATCGGCAGTTATAGATGATGATGAAACTATTTCTGTTATTAATAATGAAATAGATGTAGATACAACCTCCATAGGTCAATTCTCTACACCAGCAATCGAGGGTCAAGAGTTGGCAGAAGAATAGGATAATGTCTAATGACAAGACAAGAACTATTAGAAAGTTTAGCTGATAATCACGAAGCACAAATAAAAAAAACTTTAGAAAATCTTGAAGAGGAAATTATTAGCACCATTTCACGTGCAACAGAGGGCGAATTAATATCAACACGAATAGCGATTGAATTACGAAAAGATATTAAACGACATATTCAAGAAACTTATTTATTCGAAGCTGATACCATTATTAGGGAATACGATAAAATAGTTAATGAATTTTTAAATGAATTTGGAACTTTGAATATTCCTGATAAGTTTAAATCACTAACAAAAATAGATTTGGAAACCATTAATGCCTTAAAATACCAATCATTTAGTGGTTTTGAGGATTTAGCGAATAGATATTTAACCGACATATCAAGCAATGTGTATCAAAACGCAATCGCTGGTCGTTCCTTTAGGGATATGGTTAAGGATATAAAAGGAAAGGTAACAGGATTGGAAGATAGGGCTGGAAAACCAATGTCAAGCCACGCAGGACAATTAGCACACGATTCCATTATGCAATTTGATGGTCAATTTACAATTCATAAGGCAAAGGAAGCTGGATTAAAACATTTTAAATACACAGGAACTTTAGTTTCTACTACCAGAGATTTTTGTAGGCGACATATTGGAAATACTTATAACGAAAAACAAATACGAGCAATATGGACAGGAAATTGGGCTGGTAAATCTAGTGGCGATCCTTTTATTGTAAGGGGTGGTTATCGCTGTCGGCATACTTGGTTGCCTGTTGACAAAGATTGGGATATAAGAGATATAACTTAAAAGGAGTAATGTAATGGCTGACGAAGTTGTTAAAACAGAAGAAAAAATGGAACAAGTAAAAGAAGAAGTAAAGGACACACCACAAGAAGAACAAAAAGAGGATGCTGTAAGCTATTCCCAAGAACAAGTTGAGGATTTAATTTCAAGACGAATATCAAAGGAAAAGGAAAAACTATATAAACAGTTGGGAACAAATGACTTGAAAATAGCCAAATCTGCATTGGAGGAAAAAAAGGAATTAGAGAAACAAAAACAAATTCAAAAGGGCGATTTTGAAAAAATATTAAAACAACAAGCAGAGGAATCAACTTCAAAGATTAATGATTTATCAAGACAATTACAGCAACTAAAAATCAATGACGCATTAATCGGTAGTGCTTCAAAGCACAAGGCAGTTAATGTTGATCAAGTTGTTAAATTATTAAAATCAGATATATCTTTAAATGATGATGGGGTTGTTGAAGTTCTTGCAAATAATGGAACGCCTCGCTATAATGGAACTGGGGAACTTTTAACTGTTGATGAATATGTCAACGAATTTCTTACTTTAAATCCTCACTTTGTAAATGCTACCCCTGCAGGTAGTGGAAGTGTGGGAAATACTGCTCGGCCATCTCCTTCAAAGCCGTTAAACTTGGGTGATCTGGATATGACAAAACAATCGGATAAAGAAATTTATGCGAAATATCGTAAGGAAAGGGATTCCAAACCGACTGTCATAACTTTAAACAAATAGCTTTAAGGAGAAAACAAAATGGCTAACGAAACGACCAGTTCGACGATAAGCGAACTATACACGGAAATCGTAGCCGAAGCTTTATTTGTCGCTAGTGAAAAATCACTAATGCGTGGATTGGTAAAAAACTATCAGATTGTCGGACAAGGACTTTCTGTTGAAGTGCCAATTTATGCTGTTGTGAGTGCCGCTGGTGTAAATGAAGCAACTGATTTATCCAATACTGCAATTAATCCATCTTCTGTTACTATAACAGCATCGGAAATTGGAATAATGACAACTCTCACAGATTTGGGACGCAACGCGGCTTCAAGGAATGTGGCGGCAGATATTGGTAAATTATTCGGTGAAGCAATCGCTAAAAAAATTGATGTTGATTTAATCGCATTATTTGATGGCTTTAGTAAAATCGTAGGTGGGGCAGATGTTGCCTTTTCTGCGGCTAAACTATTCGAAGCGACTGCAGAATTAAGGAATTTAGGTGTTCCAACACAGGATTTAGCTTGTGTGGTACACCCATATATTGCTTATGACTTAAAAGGTGCTTTAACAAATACCTTTGCTAACCCTAATCCAAGTGATGTTGCTAACGAAGCAATGAACACAGGATTTGTTGGCAGGGTTGCTGGAGTTCCTGTTTATGAATCTTCAAACATTTCTAACACAGGTACAACAGGCGATTATAAGGGCGCTTTATTCCACAGAGATGCTATGGGCCTTGCTATGATGCAAGACCTTAAAATCGAAACTCAAA